ATAATTTGTTTAAACCTATCTTTTGATTTACAGGTCTTGGCATATTTTCTAATTATATTGAAATCATTTTTTTGCATCAGCACACTCATAACCTACTAGGGCATAGCCTAAAATATCTTGCCAACTGTCATCATGGTCAGGTGTTTCTATCAGCCTAGCCACTTTAACAGCTACCATGCAAAGAGCCACTTGCTCAGTCGTAACATACTTATCCAGTATCACAGACCATAACTTTGCAATACGAGTATGGTTATCTACCATAGAACCATAACTCTCACCTCTTTCCTTGATAACATCAGCAGTCTTTTGCAGTAATTCAAACTTATCCATCTCGCTCCCTCACTATGTAAAACCATGTATCTATATCAACTTCACAAACCAAATCATGCCCTGAGCTAAAGTTCCTCGATAACACATCAAGAGAAATAACACACTTGATAGGTGAATTGTTAAACTTGTATATCAAAACTGGTGTTAAACCTACCAACTTAGCTGAATCCCTTGTCTGTTTTAGCCATGCTTTTTTGTACGTTGTTCCTCTTTGATAAGCCTTACACTCGATTGACCACCCAGGAATTATAATGTCAGGCTGACCTTTTTCTTGATACTGAGATTGTATGTTTCTCTTAACATCATAATTTAAATTATCTTTAATTAGCCTACAAACTTTTAATTCAAAATTACTACCTTTTACTCGACTATCTACCATGACTCGACATTCTTTCTTGAGCTTGCCTGAGAAAGTCATTGGCAGTTACTTGCCCAAGTGTAGCTAACTCTATCTTGTTCATAGTGTCAGGACTTGGGAATCTTTCACACTTCAATAACCTGCAAATAGCTGAACGAGTTAACCCTGATTTATGGGCAAACTTGTTTTGTGTTAGCTTATTCTGTTTTATGTAATCAATTAATTTCATAACTAGATAATATTTATATGTTGACAATCTGTCAATAATAATTAAATAATGTGTTGACAGTAAAGATTGTAAAGAATAATATCGTAATCAATAGCAAAGGAAAGTGAGGATTATTATGGAACAGCAAATATGTTTATGGTGTAGAGAAGATACATCTTTTGGAACAGGTAAGTTTGTAAACAGGATACCAGCAAGCAAACAAGATAGCATTGATGATGAATATGAAACAGGTTTTCAATGTGCTGATTGTCAAACTGTAGAGTGTAGTGTCTGCAAGGAAAGTGTCATTGATTATTCATTCACAGAAAATGCAGATATTATTTGTGATGATTGTCAATGTGAAGATGAGGGAGAATAATTATGGGTAAATTAGTTTTAATGCACAAAGAAGATATGGTCAAAAAATATGGTGCGAGGTTGAACTTTGACACAGATAATTTTGATTATGATGGAGAAGATTGGGAAGTATTTTTAGATGAGCTTCGAGGTCTTACATATGTTGATAGTCGCAGAACTGGCTACATGGTACAGGAGATAGACTAATGGATAAGCAATTAGAAGATGCAATAGGAACTATACAGCATCAGTTAGTTTTGATTTGTGATGAGTTATACAATGACGAAGACCAAGAAAAGAAAGATATAGAAAACGCTTGGAACTTAATTCTTGAAAGGGCAAGCAATGGCTGAGATACCTGACTACAGATTAAACTTTGGCATTGAGCATGAAAGTGCAAGCAATGGCACAACAACCAAAGACGAAATGATACTCAAACATTACCTGAGAAAAGAACATAAGATGTCTTTCCCTATGGCATCAAGACCTATAGCTGGGATAAACGTACAGACAGGTGTTGATTGTGCTATGGGATTGCACAACTACAGTCCGATCAAAGGTGTCCAAGAATCAATGGATATCAATGAAGCCGTAAGGTATGCACTCACAGAGTATCAAGGATACAATCCTAGAACTTGGGATAATGGCAAAGATGCAGAGGAATACGAGGAGTTTCTTGACCATATACCTGAGATGATTAAGCACGCTGTTGATGGACTACAACAATATTTTACTGGTGTAAATCGTATCGAGGGAGAATCAATGAAGCAATTTATTGAGCCTAAGATAGATGTACCAGTTGTTTTATATCAAGATTACTCAGGTGGTGGTAAGCAGATAGACCTTAAATGCTCACTACCTATGAGAAATCCACCAAAAAAAGATGGAACTAGGTCTTGGCGTGTGCCTAAACCTAAGACAGAACCATCTGCACAACAAGTTATGCAACAAGCAGTCTACTGGAAAGCTACTGGAGAAAAACCAGCTTTGTTATTCGTAACATCATCAGGCTATAACATAGTAGACGAAACAAATTGTGAGCTTATGACAGAAGAGAATCTGCAAAAGGCTTATGATGACGTAGTACGTTCTTGGTTAGTCACTCAGAACTTACTCAAAGCAAGTAGAGGTTCATGGAAAGCGTTAGCTGGACTAGTCCAACCTGACATGGTGCAGATATCGCAGAGACATGGACCAAACGTAACCAACCTAGCTAAACAACTATGGGAGATAACATGACAAATCCAATTAAACTTAGAAGAAACCTAGATCCATACACTAGCCATCAAAGTGCAGAGAAAATTGATGCAAATCGCATGGAAAAGATTGTACTCGGAGTGATAGATTCATTCGGTGAGAGTGGCTGTATATCAGATCAAGTACAATACGCTTTACCTGAATACCGATACAGCACGATTACAGCACGCTACAAAGCCTTAAAAGAAAAAGGACTGATTGTTACTGATGGTACTGCTATCAAGGCTGAGAGTGGCAGAAAACAGCTAAAGATGTGGAGTGCAAGACATTACTTCTATGAATCAGTAACTGATGAGGACAGAATACAGCATATGGCAGAAGAAAGGGCAGGAATATGATACACGAATTAGTCTCCGATTGGAGAAAGAAGATGACTGATACTGAACAGTATCATGCACAAGCTATAGATCTATTAGAAGAACGTATAGCTAAACTAGAGGATAAGCATAAGACTGTTACCAAGCAGAATGAATTGCTTATGGAAATGTTAAGTAAACTAATAAGAGGAAAGAATGAGTAATTTAGCACAAACTATGGATGCCATTGCAGACTTACACAAGTCTCATGGTGTCAAGCAAAAAGGTGGCAAGCTGTACACACAGGTTGTCCACCGAATGGAAGCCTTTAGAAGAATACATGGCACAGACTTTGGTCTTGATACTGAGATACTAGTCAATGATGGCAAGCGTGTTGTTGTCAAAGCTATTATCACAGACAAAGAAAGTCGCATTGTCGGTGCTGGTATGGCAGAAGAGATACGAGGACAAGGCATGGTGAATACTACATCTGCTTTGGAAAACGCTGAGACTTCTGCAATCGGTAGAGCTTTGGCTAGTCTTGGACTAGCTGGTGGTGAGTATGCAAGTGCGAATGAACTTGACGCAGTTGAGAGAAAAACGCAAGCTATGAGAGAGGAGCCGAATAACCTCGTATCCCCTGAACCAGTGGCTCCTCAACCTATCACCAAAAAAGACTTTGATAATCTACCACCTGACAATCTTAAACCTCGTGAAACAACAGCCGAAGAAAGGAGAGAAATGCACGAGAAAAAGCTGCAAGACTTTGACCATTGGTGTCAACAAAAGAGAACTGTTTCTCAACTGCACGCTTACTTCCATGAATCCAAAAATATATTAGATGAAATGAAAGAGCAAAATGTAGATCTATACAAAAAAGCAGTTGACATATTTACTAAACATGAAGCTAATTTAGAAAGGAAAACAAATGGCTAATCAATATAGAAAAGTAGTAAACATAACATTATTCCCTAACACAGAGGGTAAGGCTACACATGGTAACTCAAAGTGGACACCATACAAAGATGGTAACCCAGCAGACATACATCTTAGAAAAGATGCTAGATACAGCGTGAAACTATTTGGCAATGATGATGGCTCACTTGGTCTTGCCATATCCGAGGTGGTGCAAGGAGTCTACACAGACAGCATATCAGATGGAGTGTCACAGCCTGGCATGAAATCACTAGCTCAGTCTATTGATCCACCAAAGCCTAGTCCTATTTCAGCATTAAAGGATGAGCTAAATGATGAAATCCCATTCTAAGGCTTATTACTCTACACAGGAAGCTACCGAACTGATGTTTGGAGACACACCAAGCAATAGAAAAAGACTTCTCCGTTTGTTGCAGAACGGAGAGGTCAAAGGTAAAAAGTTTGGTAAGAGATGGTTTGTTTACGCTAGTGAAATAAAAGGAGAGGACAATGAACAAAGCTGGTGAAGATTTCGAGAACTGTTATGTCTGTGGCAATAAACTCAAGTATGTTGCCCACAAAAGAAACACCATGAGAAGATGCCATACTTGCATTGATCTTGGACTAGGAGTTATTAAACCAGCAACCAAACAAGATGAAGAGCTAGAAGATTGGAGCGTCTTAGATGATCCAAGAGCCGTAAATGAAAAAGAATACGGCAGAGTCTTCAGAGAACCAACACAAATTTACACAGGTCATTCTAGCTTATCTAGTATAGTCACAAGTGGCTCTAACTATGAGCATAAACATGGAGCAGCTAGAGAAGGCTATAGACACAAACGTAACGATAAGAAGAAATAACTATTTCTTTTTCTTTTTCATTATCTTTTTTTGCAAAGCACTAGGCAATGTCTTTTGCTTTGCAGTTAAACCATTACCAGCCATCTTCTTAGATGGTCTTCCTTTTTTTGAACCATAAGTTCCTTTACCCATAGGCATATCAGTCTCCTTTTCTATCTGAATGTATTCGTAATTACTTACCTTTTGCTTTATTGCGTTTACTAATTGCAGCAGCTTTTCTCTTAGCATCTGCCTTACTACTCGCACCCCATGCACGCAGAGAGAGTAGCAATCTCGTAGGTTTTCCTTTAGCATCTCTTTCAGGTCCACGCATACCTCCCATTCTAGCTAGAAAACTAGCTCTTCTTGGATTATCACCTTTCTTTACAGGTGCTTTTAATGTACCACCCTTGTAAGATGCTCTGCCCTTTGCGTTCAAACCACCTTTAGGATTCTTTCCCTCTTTCCTTGTCCACGCTGGAGTCTTAGCCATTAATCAACCCATGCCTATAACCATTTTGCTTATCATATGTAAGCGTTTCTTTTCTACCATTCTCAACATAGCTGCAATGTACCCAGCCACTGTTACCACCAGTATAACATTCAAGAATTAACTGGTCAAAGTTTAGGTTCGCTTCTATCCACTTTGCAAGCTCGTAATTATCTACACCAGCTACCTCAAAGTCTGCTGCTTGTCCTTTACAGTGCTGACTATTCTCAGAACTTCCGATAGCAATAGACAACTCAGGGCATCTATAACCACTTGATACTATGAATGAACCAAACTTATTACGGATTGGCTGTAATATATTCTCAGCTAATAATCTTAGATTGTATATCTCATCAGCATTAGGACTATTTATTATGCCTTTTCTTTCTGCTGTTTGACTCTTCGTTAATTCGCTCAGAGAGAAGTTTTGACTCAGCTTTGACATTACGTAACCTTTCTAAATCTTTTCGTTTTTGCTGCAATCTTTTTGGGTTGTTTAGATACCTGTTTACCTGCTCTAGTTGCTCTTCGCTTAGCAGCCGTAGTCTTGGCGTATTCACTGGCACTAAGAGCCTTAATCGCTTTTTCAGGTAAGTAACGCTCACCTGTAGCCTTTGACCCTTGTGTACTAGGCTTGCCACTCTTGGTTCTCCACTTTTGTTTTGTCCAAGATTTCAGTGATCTTTGTCGTTTTGTAAGTGCCATTATTTATATCCACCACCCTTAGCTTTATACTGCTTGGCAAGCATTTGTGCTTTTCTTGCTGACCATTGACCAGGCTTTCCACCTTTACCACCAGCTTTTATAGTCTGAAACAACTGCTTTCTCATAGTAGGCTTGGTGTAATTACCTGACTTATTTACTGTAGATTTTCGCATTTCCCTTCCTTCTCTTCAATAACTTTTTCTACATTCTTGCACATAGGGCATCTGTAAACATCTTTGAGTTCGGTCTTTTGCAAAACAATTTTACACCTGTAACATATCATTTTGTTAATCCTTTTTGCTTCTCGTAAGTTCTAAGTGAACCTAAACCTAACATACCCATTAACACTGTCATCAATGAACCCATGTCAAATGTAGGTAACTCAGGTATAGCAACTCCAATATATGCACACAAGAATATAGTTACTGGTGCTAACACAAAG